GTTGAGATATGGGCTCGATGGCCGTATGTAAAATGGCAATCACTGTTTGATATCGAGTACACGCTACCAGATACCATTAACGCTACTCAGCTTGCCTACGAGCTAGATGACAGCAATGAAATAGAGGTCGGTAATACACCATTTGATAACGTCCTCATCATGGACGGCGAAACGGTCGTCAAGCGATATAAACTGGTTGACCAGGCATTATTCCAGACATTCGATAATGGCGATATCTGTGCCCTATTTGGCAATATTCTGTACTTCAAAGAGATTGATGAGAGCATTGTTGGCTACACTATCCGTTTACCAGCTTATGTTATGCCATCTGAATACACCTCTGGATCGCAACTTGTTAACATCGACAACGCCTCATGGCTGTCGACCTATATGGCAGCATCTATCTGTGATGCGAGTCCCGTTCCATTTATTGCCCGTAATGCCGATAAGTTCTATAAACAGGCCGATGTACTTATGAAAAGCATGAAAGAGAACAACCGTCATCGTCAACATCTTGTTATTAAGCGAGCTGGCAGCATCACAAATGGTGCTAAAAATACGACACTATCCGCTGCTATTGATGCCGGTATTGGTATCGGTATCGTTAATGGTGGGACCAACTAGGGGTCATCTCAATGACAAATAAGACATCAAAAGAAATCCAAGTCAAGGACCTCGACAACTGGAAAAAAGGTCAAATCTCCTATTTTTCAAAAAGTCGCACGCAAGAGGACGCGCTGAAAGCGCTTTATAACGGCATTATCGACTATAATGGCATTGCTAGGCCACGAGGCTCATTTCTTGAAAGTGGTATTCCTGATGTCGGCACAGACTTAGTGCCGCTTGGTGCTGATTTACCATTCAAGCGATCAGATGGCACAGAGGGTCTGATTAACGTCTTTAGCGACGGTGCGACGGCTCACGTGTGGGTATTGGATGCCGACGGTCTTGGATGGACAGAACTTGGTACAGTGGGATATAGCCTCACGAACCCCGTTTCATTCGCTCAGGCAGCGCAATACGTTGTTATCGGTGATGGTGTCACTAATTTCAGTTACTTCGACATTGCGAGCAATACGCTCAAACAGTTTGTCGCGGTGGCTGACCCAAGTGGCGCACCTGCAAAGACTGCTACTGGATTTACTGGTACTGCGGCATTTGATTATTACTGGCGCGTATCATTCAACGGAATCGGCGGCACAACAGCAAGCTCAACGGCGACAGCAGCGCTACAGTCAAGTATGTTACGGGATTCATGGGCAACGAACTCTCGTTCGGTCTCAATTAGTATCAGTGGTCTTACTATCGACCCTAATGCTCAGAGCTGGAACCTGCACGTTGCAAGCGTTCCAACAGGCACTGGTGCACCCGTACTTGATGAGTACTTCGGTGTTGCAAAAGATATCCCAATAGCACAACTAACATATATTGATACAGGCGAAGTAACATTACTGAATGACGCACCAGTAGAGAATACGACAGCTGGCATTGTCGCAAAATACTTTACGAACATCTCTGGACGTCTTTGGGCGATTGATAATGAAGGTATTGTCCATTGGGGCGGTGATCCTGGTAATGAACTCTACTTTGGTTCGGCAAATGGTTCAGACAGTTACTCAATTAGTAATGACGGCGCGGAAGAGCCGGTTGCTGTTGCGCTTGGTCGTGACAACTCTGGTACAACATGTATTAACCTCCTGACTCGTACAATGGCTGGTCAGGGTGCCATTTGGGACGTCTATGCAACAACGAATAGCATTTCAGCGAATGGTCAAACATATAGTACCGGTACCTATCAGTTCAAAAAGCGAGAAGGTAATGACGGTACTGATGCTCCGTTCTCTGTCATCCATGAGAATAACAATACCTACTACCTGTCTATGGAAGGGTTCAAGTCTACTGGTGTGAAACCGAATGTGGCGGGTATCCAGTCAACCGACATTATTAGCTCTGCAATCCGTGACCGTGTGCTAAACCTATCGAAATCGAATATTCAGAAGTGTTATGCAGCATACTACGACGAGGCGCTTTATTGGACAATTAACTATGGTTCATCTGCCAACAATCAGATATGGATGTACGACCTGCTACACGGTGGTGTTTGGGCGATATGGGATAGGGAAGCTGACTGTATTTTCCGTTGGTCTCCGAGTATCAATGAATCACCAAGTCTTTATATACGACGCGGCAGTAAACTACTTCGCTATTACAAAGACTCTCGCACACACAGCGACTACGACGGGGTGTTTAGGTCGGAGATGGAGAGCGGACTGATACCATTTGGCGAAAACCGCCGCGAATGGGTCCATGTCCTCAAGGCACTGTGGCAGTTCGACCAGGCAGTTGGTGTTGTGGGTCTGACATTGAACGTCCACTCAAAGAACGGAGACATCATAAAGTCGAGACCTGTATCCTTTAACCGTATTGGAGCAGTCAATGGCGGTTGGGATACGATACGACCAACGAGCGATACGACATCTTCTGAGGGTGCGTGGAATAATAGGAATTGGATTGATGCGCTTGCAGATTTGACCGACTTTACTGACCCAACAGATAAGACAGCAGATCAGAAAATCCGTAAGAATGCCGCCTATGTCAGCTTCAGGGTCGTCGCTGATACACCTAATACCTACTACGAATTATCACACCTCAGCCTGCTATATACTTATATTGGTGTCGGCGTTGAGTTTCTTAGTCGAAGAGGCGTGATAAAAATATAGCACTATGGTACACTTTAACTATCAAAATGGAAGAAAATAAACAAGGGGAATAGGAATATGGAAGGTTTACCAAAACCAGTAATCGGCACTCGTCCTACATCATACTACGCAGGCAGTAACGGCAGTAGGCCGTACGCGGGTACACCAGTAACTGCTGATAGCCATGGTGTTTACTGGATAGGCAGGGACGGCAATATTTGGTGGAAGAACGGTGAGTCTGTAAGGAATATGGGTAAGCCCCTATCCGCAGCCGACGGCGGGTTCGCGTCTAGGACAATGAGTGTCCAGGCTAGTCGTATTGATGACCCGAACCCAGGCAACGGAAATAGAAATAATGATACGGGCATTGGCGGCACTCCTGCAAAGCAACTCGACCAAGTGCAGATTAACAGCCTTAGGTCGCTACTCAGTGGCTATGATTCAGTCCGAGAAGACATGAAGAAAAAGGCTCAGTTGGCGCGAGACGCCTACTTGAAGGAAAAGCAGGATGAGTTCAACACTGAAAAGGGTAAATACGATAACAAGAAGCTTGAGACATTGCAGGACTATGGTTCTGCACGCACAAAGAATGATGTTAGTACGCGCGATACACTGAAAAACCTGATTAGCTCACTCGCAGTTCTTGGTATGGGTGGTGGTAAAGAACTATCACGACAAGTGCTATCGGCATCAAATCGCTCGAACCGTGAGGCAAACGCAACGCAGGCTAAGAATAACCAACAACTTGATACAGCGCTGAACGACTACACTGCCGGTAATGAGAATGATGTTAAAAAAATCAATGACCAGTACGGAGAAGCAGTTAGCAAAGCTGACCAGACATGGGCGCAAAATAGGCAAAATACTCTCTATAAGATAGCTGATGTTTACAATGCGGCAGATAATAAAGCCCAGCGGCAGCAATATATGCAAGAAGGAGATGGTTTGAATAAGTTTATCTCTAATTCAGCGTTCTTGACACCAAGTTATACTGGTGAGAAGCGACAAATGGCGACACCAGACCTCGCCAGCTACAACCAGTCGGTACCGCAGTATCAGACCACGCTTGGTAATACCATGGCACCAGTCGGGAATAGCGTCCCAGGCAATGTGAGCGTAAAAGCAATCGCCGTTAATGATAAAGATTTCGGCGTTAAACCTAAACAAGAGGGCAACCTCGGATATGGGGTATAGTCATGGTCAGTATTTCTGATAAATTCGGCAGGGCAAGCGACGGCACTGGATATGTGCATATCACTACCGTTAAAACGGCTCGTGTCGCAGCAACGATGACACTAGAGTGCTACGATCTCAGCAAGGCGAGTACGACAACACCAGTCTTCTTTATGACATACAAAAAGGTAGTTGATCCAGTGACTGAAGAAGTTACCATCTCAAACCAAACGTCATGGAAAGCACTCGTTAACATAGCCACAAACTCATTTACTAATATGGAGGTTGCTCCTGGCTATACCGATATTGGTAACGAGGTTGGTGATTTCGTTGAGTTAATGCCCACATCTTACTGGGGCGACGAGCTTGCAAGCGGTATAATGCAGCAGCATAAAGCTGATGGTACGCATAACGCCGTTACCGCGACAAGCCTATCTACCACCGGCAATATCTCAGCTGGCGGCACACTATCATCAACTGGTGCTACGTCAGTTGGTGGTGCGCTCACTGTTACTGGTGATGTTGCTGTTACTGGTAGCGTCAGAGCGACGCCACGATTGAGTGCAACTACCTCGACGACATCATTGACGCCTAATATTGATAACTATAACGTCTACGACGTCACAGCCCTTGCTGCAGGATTGGCAGTAAACGCCCCAACGGGTACTCCACGAAACGGCGATATTCTTATTTTCCGCATCAAAGACAACGGTACGACTCGTGCGATCACATGGAATGCCGCTTTCCAAAACGTCAGTGGTCTTCCAAATATCACGAATACTACTGTGAGTAAATGGCATACTGTTGGTACTGTGTATTCTACCGCTGCATCTAAATGGCTCATCGTGAGCGTCACTACTGAGGCTTGATAAATGGCTAACTACGACCGACAATATTCCAATGGAACATATTATACCCATTGGTATGGTCGTATTGTTTATACGCTCGATTATCAGACAGGGAACCAGTCGCACATCTCACTATACCTACAGACATTTTCCGATAGCGGTTCCTATAGCCAGAGCGGTACGTGGGACCCACGGCTCTATATTAACGGCGGTCAGGTAGCTGGCAGTACACTCAGTAGGACAATTAGCAATACACCGAGCACGCTAACATCATGGGGCGGAGACCTGAGTCACGACGCTAATGGTAACCTATCTATCACGATTGGGCAGTATATTAATGCGCCAGTCAATGAGATGACCTATGGAGGGATTACATGGAACTTTCCCCGTATTGCTATCGCCCCAACGATTGCCTCTGTTACAGCCAGTAGCGTAGTAGCGACAACTGCTACTATCACCACAAGTATTAGCTCAAATGGTAACGGCAGCTCGACAACTGTCACGACCTACTACAGGGTGCAGGGTGCAGGCTCATGGACATCAGCCGGTACTGGTACTGTTGCTAACTTGACAGGACTAATTCCAGGAACGACTTATCAGTTCTATGCCTATGCTGAGAATAATAATACCGACCATACCGATACTAGTGGTAGTCCGGGTTCATTCACTACCTTGCCTGTCTCTGGAATGGCTCCACTACTAATGGGGCTGCTTAATTGATGAATATTAGAAATGAATATGATAGACTAAAAGTAACATTTATTGTTCATAGGAGAACATAATGGCCGTACTAAAAATAAACAGAGGAACAACCTACACAATCGGAGTAACATTCAAACGGAACGGCGTTCCAGCGACACTTGTTGGTGCAACCGTTAGGTTTACAATGAAGACGAAAGAGTGGGATACTGACGCGACTGATACGAACGCATCCATCGTGAAGAACGTGACAGATGGCACCGTTGATGGCCAGGCGACTATCACACTTAACCCTACTGATACCGCAACACTCACTCCTGGAGATTCATACTTTTACGACATCAAAGTAAAGGATGCCTCTGGAGCTGTTTATAAAATTGATGAGGGTAAGGTGAAATTGGACGGAAGCCCAACAAACCGATTGTCATAATGGCCAACGATGTAAATATCAACGCTAATATACAGGACGGAACTCCAATTACGTCGAGTATAGTTGAGTCGTCTCCTATCACAGCCAATATTATTGAGCTGGCACCAATTACGGCGAACGTTGCTACTGGTGCCAAGGGTGATAAAGGCGACACCGGAGCAACAGGTGCAACAGGCGCTACAGGTTCTACTGGCGCAACTGGAGCAGACGGTGCTGACGGTGCAGATGGCGAAGGTGTACCCATTGGCGGTACAACTGGTCAAGTCCTCGCAAAGATAGACGCTACTGACTTTAATACCGAATGGGTAGACCAGTCAGGTGGTGGTGCAGTTGATAGTGTCAATACACAAACCGGTGTCGTTGTCCTCGACCAAGACGATATTGCAGATGGTACGACCTATAAACAATACTCGGCGGCTGACAAGACAAAGCTGGCTGGCATTGAGACCGCAGCAGACGTAACTGACGCAGCGAACGTCACCGCAGCGGGTGCATTTATGAAATCAGTTGATGATACCGATGATATTACGGTGGGTGCAACAAACAAGTATGTAACTGCGGCTGAAAAAACGAAGCTCTCTAATCTATCTGGTACAAACACTGGTGACCAGGACTTATCAAGCTATGCAACGACATCAGCCGTTGCAGCAGCCTATCAACCACTTGATAGTGATCTAACGGCTATTGCTGCCCTCACACCGACGAACGACGATATAGTACAGCGCAAAGCTGGTGCCTGGACAAACAGGACGATGGCACAGGTCAAAACCGACCTGGCGATCACTAAGTCAGATGTTGGACTATCCAACGTTGACAACACCTCAGATGCTACGAAAAATGCTGCAACAGCTACACTGACGAACAAAACAATTAGCGGTGCAAGTAATACGCTATCTAATATCCCTGAATCTGCTGTCACTAACTTGACCACTGACCTTGCTGGTAAGCAGGGCACTATCACGCTTACCACAACAGGTACGAGTGGTGCAGCTACGCTTGTATCGAATACGCTTAATATTCCACAGTACTCTGGTGGTGGTAGTACTTGGGGAAGTATTACGGGGACGCTATCGTCACAAACTGACCTCCAGACGGCACTCAATGCCAAGGAAGCATCTATCACGGCTGGAACAACCTCACAATATTGGCGTGGTGATAAGTCCTGGCAAACACTCGATAAGACGGCAATTGGATTGGCAAATGTTGACAACACATCAGATGCAACAAAGAATTCTGATGCTGCAACGCTTACTAACAAAACCCTCAATCTCACCTCGAATACATTGTCTGGTACTACGGCACAGTTCAACACCGCACTGTCAGACGGCGACTTTGCCACCATCACCGGGACCGAGACCCTTACCAATAAGACACTGACTTCGCCGCGCGTGAATCAGATTCTCGACACCAACGGCGCTAATTCAGTATTTATCGGCCCGACTGCAAATGCTGTTAATTACTTTGCAATGTATAACTCTGCCACTGGCAACAGGCCGATTATTTATTCTACGGGTTCTGACACTAACGTCGGTCTTGAATTACGCACCAAGGCCAATGCCCCTCTGGCCATCACATCAAACACCTTGGGTGCTCTTGCGAACTTCTATCCTGCTTCGACTGCCGGTGCCAATTCTCTGAGCTTCCATGCGTCGAACGCAGGTTCGCCGCTTGAAATAAGATCAAACGGTTCTGACACTAACGTCGGGCTGAACCTCAAATCTAAAGGTACTGGAACAGTTCAGGCTAACGGTGTGGATGTTGTCACTACTACAGGCACACAGACTCTGACGAATAAGACGCTTACTAGTCCGACGCTTACCACTCCTGTACTAGGTACGCCAGCTAGCGGCACACTTACAAATGCAACAGGACTTCCTATTAGTGGACTCGTTGCCTCAACTTCCACAGCAATAGGCGTAGGTTCTGTTGAACTAGGTCACGCTAGCGATACGACGTTGTCTCGTAGCGCAGCAGGTGTTCTAGCCGTCGAGGGCGTAGTGATTCCATCAATCTCAAGCACAAACACCCTGACCAATAAGCGTGTGACAAAACGTACCGGGACAACAACATCGTCTGCTACACCAACTATCAATACCGACAACTACGATGTTTACACTCTCACGGCGATGTCAGCAGCCGTAACAAGTATGACAACTAACCTCAGCGGCACTCCTAGCACTGGTGATGAGATTATTCTCGGCTTCAAAGACAATGGTACGCCCCGCACGATTACATGGGGTTCTTCATTCGTAAGCTCTGGCGTAGCGACACTACTTGCGACTACTGCAACCAGTAAACAGCACTGGGTAAAATTAATGTGGGACGGCGCACACTGGGTTTGTCTTGCCGTAGATTCCGTCGGGTACTAGAATGGCATCACTATCTACTCTCCAAGACCTGTTCAACCAGAATACTCTCGATACTGGACTATGGTCGCAGTACACCGCTGGTAGTGCAACAATGTCTTATTCATCAGCAGGAGCGGTTGTCCAATATCCCGCAAGTACAACATCGTCAACAGACGGCGACTTATCAAGTAACGCTAGCTATAATATGACAGGCAGCTATGCGTCGATGCAGGTACTATCCGTACCTGGTAATGGCGGCGCCAGTACTACTGATGCGTACTTGCAGATAAGGAGAAATGCCAACAACAAACTTACGATGTTGTGGGAAGGTGGCTCACTCTATGCACAGAAGATGGTTGCCGGTTCAAATACCAATATTACTTCCGTTGCTTACAATGCCACTACGCACAAGTATTGGCGTATTCGAGAAGCGAGCGGCACGACTTATTGGGAAACATCAACTGATGGGGTCACCTACAGCACTCTCACATCTCAGGCAAACCCAATTACCATAACAGCGGTGACGGTCATTATTGCCGGTGTAGCCTATGCTTCCGCAAGTAGTCCCGGCACATTCAGTTGGAATAATTTTAACGTATTACCTTCGACGACCCCAACTAACCTATTCTTTTTTTAGTGTGATATAATGCAGGCATAATAAACGAGCAAAATTAAAAAGAGACAAAAACAAAATCATGGCAAACCTTCCTACGCAAATAATCCTCTCTCAAAAGACTTACATAACACTGAGCCTGTCCTTGGTTATCATGATAGGAGGGGCGTTGATTACGGCAACAACATGGTTTGTTACATTGCAAAACCAAGTAACTATGAGTACTAGCGACATTGCCGATCTAAAGGCAGATAATATCACTGCTAAAGTCCAGCTCGCAGAAATAAAATCTCAACTATCGAACATTGACAGTAATATCCTAGATATTAAACAACGGCTCATTGAGAGTCAGAAATAGGGGGCAATAATGTCATACAATTATGACGTAACTCACAACTCACCAAACTTCACGCCAGCTGCTGACGCACCAAGAATCTTTGGGCAGCCACGAGTCATTAAAGGCATAACGATTCATTACTGGGGTGACCCAAGCCTTAACCCATCGTTTAACGGTGTACGAGACTATCTTTGCCGACAGAACGGTAATACCTCAGCCACCTTCGTCGCAAGCGGTACTAACCGTCAAGTAGCCTGTATTGTTGCTCCTGGTGACGTTGCATGGCACTCAGGCAACTCAACTGGTAACGCAACCACTATTGGTATTGAATGCGACCCACGCTGCCGTGATGAGGATTACGACGTAGTAGCTGAACTCGTCGCCGATATCCGTTCCGCCTACGGTGATGTGCCTATCTACTCCCACAATATGTGGACGAGTACCTCATGTCCTGGTGGATACGACATTGTACGCATTGATGAACTGAGCTACAAGAAGTTCTCTCACCCAACTGCATGGGGTCAAGGTGGTGACATTACACCAAAGACACCAGTTGCTGCACCTACCCCAGTGCCTCCTACACCAGCTCCGACACCAGTTCCACCGAACTCACCAACGGCAACACCTCCTGCTCTTGGCGGTGGTAAGCCCGTTGCTGAAAAGCCTGACTACGAGAAAGAGAACAATGCACTACTCAAGAAAATCCTCGCTGCATTACTAGACATCCTAAAAAAACTAAAGTTCATCAAATAAGGAGAACAACAATGGACTTACTTAAATCATTTTTCTCAGCCAACACGAAAAGGGGTCGTGCTGTCCGTACTGCCCTGCAAGCATTTGTCGCCCTGCTGTCGTTTATCTTCGGCATCCTCACCATACCTGGTCTGAGCGACACTTTGGCTCAGAATAACCTCGTAGCGGTCTCTACTTTCGCCGTATGGACTGGTGTCATCAGTTACCTGTATAACGCAGCAGAAGCAGCCCTCCGCTTCCTGAGTGGAGAATAACGATGGAACGGGGTTTCGATGGTCTTTACAACCATGTGAACCCAAACGTATCAACAGAGGCGCTGGTTAAGCGTCTAGAGTATATTGTCGAGTTTGTCGAAGAGACAAAACCAGGACAGTCTCAGATGCTTGAACTACAGCGTGAAGTTGACCATATCGCCTGGGAAATAGACATGCGTAATAAAGAGAAGATTAGGCGCGAAGAAGAAATCGCCTGGATGGAAAAAGCACTAACGGAGGAAAGCAATGGGTGAAATCGTACCATTCCCAGAGGAGCCACTATCACGGCAAGAGCTCTTCAGACTCGCTGCCGAAGCAGAAATATTGATCGAGGATACCCAGAAAGCGCTTGAGGTTGCAAAAGGTATCCGCATGTATTATCTCCGCCGACTTGGTATGATTGCGATGGAAGATGAATAACGTATTCACTTCTGTCTGTTCGATGGTATAATGAACGTATAAATTCAAAAGAAGGAAAATAAATATTTATGGCACTTATCGTATCAAACCAAGTAGTAAAGACTGATTTTAGCGCGAACGGTCAGACACTTGAGCTCGATGTTGCGACTTCTGGTCTCGCACGAGTTGATTTCTCTGGTACATACGCTTTTACAGCAGCATTTGAATCAACTGTTGATGGCACTACATGGTTTCCAGTGCTGGGCACAAAGACTGATGCAGCAACAACATCATTGAACCATTCAACAGCAAATGCTACCCAGGCATATACCGTAGACTGTCGAGTCGCCGCGAAAGTACGCGTTAAACTAACAGCCTTTACATCTGCGGGTACTCACAAAGTACTTTTGTCTGCTAGTAACTACTAATTTAGTAGCATAACATGCTAGAATAGTCTGGGCATCACCCAAAAACACACCCACGCTCCTTTTAACTGGGGCAGTATGCAAAACGTAGCCTGAAATGATATATGGTATAACCCTCGTATTCAGCGAGGGTGTTTTGTTATGTTGCTATAAATTGGTTCCAGGTATTCGATGTCTCAACGGTGATGACGACTAACCTGGAAGGTGCTTTACGCACCTGTATTATGTTGATCATGTCGTCTATTATACTCTACTTCTTTTTCCTTGATTCGCGAGCCTTTATCTTCCTCTCTTCGTCCTTCCATTGACCGTACTCCAGTGTAATAGCAGTGAGATCTTTGGTAAGTTTTTTGCCACTCCTGTCCTTAAAATACATCGTCGGTACTGCAGACAGCTCAGGACGGAGGCCATATTGCTGACAATACCAGTGTATAGCTTTCAGCTCTTTACTGTTCCTCCGCTTTTAACAGCTCAGGGTTCTCGTAGATGTTGCCGATGACATCGGTATCCCACACACTCCACCAACTTTCGTCTGGCTCATAGCCATTTAGAGATTCTGGATACCAGCCCGCCAATTGCTCGCTCCAATGGACAACGAAGTACCCAAACTTCTCGCGGCTAATCTTCTCGTTATACTCGCTGACCTTGTCTATGATCGTGATGATGTCGCCTTCATATATCTCCACACCGTTCTTGTCTTTGAGGCCGGTGCTTTCATTAAAGATAGTTGTGCTGTCATACTGCACCCACTTCCAGAAACTCATATCAGGCATTGGCTTGGAATATATCCAGCCACGGCTTTCTTTATCCCACGCTCTAAACTTAATCTCCCTACTCATAGCTCTGCCTCCAGTTTGGTTAATTGCTCATTCATCTTGTACTCATAAACACGCACCGCATCTTCGTAAGCAGCTACTTCTATGCCTTGCTGCCATGAAGTCGCCTTACGTTTATCAGGTTTTGCCTGTTCAATCACTCGCTCCCTCACCTCTGCTAATAGCTTTAGCTTTTCGGTGCGGATAAGCTTTCGCACTTCTCCAATTAAGTAGCCACCATTCTCATTCACAGTGCCGTACTCGTCCATATCAAACTTTGTTGCTAATTCAATTAGTACATCTTCACTAGCTTGTGTGTTGTCTGTCAT